AATGTGAAATGTGTCCAATCTTCAGAATAGCCAAGTTGTTGAACAGCTTCTTCCCAGCTATAACAGATGATTGGCTTATTAATTACTGCGCTAGGGTCTTCTGTAAGGTGTACAGGTGCAGTACCGAACACAATTGGAAGGCCGGCAGTAGTTTGGACAGGAGCAATTACAGAGGTAGCTTGCTCACTTGTTTTGACGCCATGATAAAAGGCCATTTACTTCACTCCTTTATAATTCTTCAATGCGTTAACATAGAATACATTTAATTGTGTGCCTTGTGTTCTCACATCAATCATTGCTTGGTTGAGTTCGTCCAGAGGCACGAATAAATGCATAAAAATAGGGTCTTCCGCTTCCGGCAGTGGTGCACCGTCGCTAAATACCATGAATTGGTTTAGCCTGCTACTGCGGAACGAAGGCCCGACATATACAACAGGGTTCATCGTTGTCTCCTATTCAATTACTTTGTTATCTGTAAATATCTTATTAAGATTTCTACGAATAACAGGAATATACACTTCAAATTCAAGATATCCAACCCATTGAGGGTATGGTTGATCATCAGGAATTGTTGTATTAACGGTATTATCCTTAATTTCATATCTAAGTGCGACCGGATTATCAGATAATAACCGCTCACGCACTACCTCTAATAGGTGATATAGTCCGACATGGCCTTTAGTTAATGCCTCGTCAAATGTAGTTACCAATACTGTAATCCCTACCGTCGAACTATCTGCATCACTAACAGAGTACGGACGTACTACTACGGCTGGGCATAACTTGCGCTTGTCTTCATTCTTATCCACTCTTGGTAAGAACCCGCTCCATACTCGAATAGGGCTCGTGGTAACATCACTGGTTTCATTTAGCTTGCGCAACTCATCCATGAGATAGGCAGCAATGCCGTCTGATACGTCTAATGGTGTCATTAGTTACCTCCTAACGCGCGCTCTAATTCGTGATATAGGCGCTTTTCATACATTTCCATGCCTTCCTTTTGCATGGCATTCATAACAGTTTCATTACCAAACATTTGCGGTAAGGCTGGTCCATATATCCCTTTTAATGGATATCGTTCCTTGCCTTGGCGCTTCATAAAGATACCTGATGCACTCACAAAGCCATTTGGTACCTTTGTCTCTGTGCCTTTTTTAATCGACACAAATACACCTTTTCGCTTAAGTGATTTAATTTTGAAGTACTTTTGAGCGCTAGTATATCCACCTTTGATACGCATTTCTGTGCCATCATTCAACTTATTGATAGATACACCAGACTTTACGACCGATACACCTTTGATGGCGTAGATATTACGTAGTGCTTGCGTACCTGCTTTTCTTGCGGTTGTTGCAGCACGCTTAGATGCGGCTTGGCAGACACGTCGAACTCTATCTTCTTTTAATGTTTCCAGTGCTTTTTCAATTGTTTTCACTGCACTTTTATCAAGTTCTAGCTCAACCATCCGTCAACACCGCCTCTAGCTTCTGCTCTAAGTTCGATAGACACGAGCCCATCTTCTTCCGTTGCACTTTGAACGATGTACACATCATCATCTAATCGGAATACGTTTCCCTGTGATGGAATTTCAGGGATGTCCTTTAATTTGCAATGCACAAATACAGACACCCCGTGTAATCCGTCATTTGATACGTGAGAGCCATTCGACAAGAATGACTCCCTCGCCGTTGGCGATTGGATAATCGCTTTAGCTACTGTGCCATTTAGATTATGCCCTTCGGCGAATTCGTCTTCATTAAGGAATACATCGTCAATATCGCTTTCTAGGTAATCTCTAAATCGCATTATTTTTTCACCGTAACTTCCGCATCAACTTCAGGTAATTCCATTTCTTCTTCCGGTTCATCTGGAACGACTTCCAATGGTTCCGGTACTTCAACAGGATCATCTTCAGCAGATTCAAACTTGTCAGATTCAAGTAAAGACAATGCAATCGCCTTCTTTTTGATGTCGACTACTTCGCCTTTGCCATACATTTCGCCTTCATGTGCTAAATAACCCTTTAATACTCTGATTTTCATAAGTAGGTTACCCCCTATTTAGTCTTAATAGTAGCCCAATCGTCGATAGTTTCAGGAATCAATACGCAACGGGAGTATACAGACAATGTTAATTCTTGTGTAGCCTTATTAGCATAGTAGTAAGGCACATAGATACCTGCATAAGTTGTGAATTGGTTATCATCGTTAAGCAATGTTACTGCCGCATGTTGTTGACGGCCACGACCAGGAACACCTAATACTGCTGCATCATCACCAATAAAGGATTTTACTTTACCTTCATCATCTTGATATGTTTCAAGATATGCGTACACATCAATGTTCAAGGACATGATACGGCCAACATATCGAACTTGTGGAGACAAATATTCAGGCGCAAAGCTGAACATAGAAATGTTTTCACGATTAGGAATAGCTAACCACTTATTGATAGACGTATTATCAAGAATGTATTTTTCAACATTTTTACCGACGACCAACACAGTTGGTACGATACCTGCGTTTTCTTGAATTTTTTCAGACGCCATTTTCAAGTCGCCATAAATATCAGCACCGGCTTGGTCCCAAGTAGTAGTAGGTGTAATATCTTGTTCAAATTCAAAGTCGATTTCATCAACTTGAACTGTTTCACCATCGTCAGCATAGCCTTCGATTTTGCATTTACCAGTGGTAAGCAAATCAGCTGCCATTTTGTTTTTACGATTAATGATTGTACCTTGCAAGTAGGACAAATCTTCAGCTTGCATTTGTGCAGCACGTTGCGCTGGTGTCATTGTAGACACAATGTTTTCAGCAAATGCACGTTGATCAAGTTGTTCTGGGTCAATCACTGTACGAGGGCCCATCATAGGTGCTTCATATAAAGCAATTTTAGAGCCGGCACGTTTAACATTCACACCAGATGCACCACGAGATACGAAAGGTGCTAATGTGCGACCACGTTTACGAGTTTCTACTGCGATTTTTTTAGAAGTTGCAACTGCTGGAACTTGTGGGAAGAAAGTATCAAGCAAGAAACTTGCCGGAGTTTTCATTCGTTCCACAGCTTGCATCAAGGAAAATGTATCTTTGAAATCAATTGCCATTATATAGTTCCCCCTATTTAATGCTAGTTAAGAATAAGTGAGCGTCCTTGAAGTCCGCTTCATGATCATTAATTTTGTAAGCTTGGTCAACTACCAATACTTCACGATTAAAGCGACCGGAAATGTATACAGTTAATACATTGTGGTCAGTAGTTGCAGTAGTATCAGATACTACGATACCCGCAGGCTTACCACTTGCGATTTTTTGGAATGTACCAGAGTTGTTTTCAAGAACTTGGCCACGTTTATAATCACCGGCTACTACTTTTACATTTTGAGTTAATACAGGTACACCGCCACCACCTAATAGGTAATCAGCTGCGACACCATTTACTTGTTCGAAATATGCCATTATTTACCGCCTTTCTTAGCATTTGCAAATGCTACGACTTCATCAATTGCACTAGCTTTTGCTACTGCATCGTTGGTTTCTGGTGTAGATGCACCTTGAGGTGCCACTTTATCTGCACCGGATTCCATTTGGTCAATAACTAATTGTCGAATTTGGTCGACTACTTTGTTATCAGTTGCAGGAATATCAGATACGGCAGAGATGAAAGGTCTTACTTCATCTACAGTCTTACCTTCTGTAACAGCCACATCAACTAAACGATTGATGACTTCATTGTCACCTTTTAACGCATTTAATGCTTCAACGCGTTCGCGTTCTGCTGTTACTGCTGCGTTTTCTGCAGGTTCATTTGTAGAAATACCGAGCAAACCTTTTAAGCTTGCCATGAATTGGTTTTCAGTCATAGGTTTCTCCTTACTTGTTAAAAATTGTTTGATTTTGGCTTCATTTTTGGCCGAGTATTTGCAAGATACTTTGTTTACGATAACCATTCCGTTATTCATAACAGCTTTGTCCGTAATCGCCGTATCTACTTCATCAATCAGGCCGTAGGACTTCGCCTCGTCCGCCGTGAGCCACGTTTCATCATCCATAAGTGTATTTACCTGTTCAGATGTCAAAACGTCGCTACGGCTCAAATAAACGTTTGCGATTGTCTGTTTAACACTCGCCAAATAGTTAGCCATTTTAGTTAATCCGTCCGCATCAAAGCTATCACCTAGAAATACAGATGGATTGTGAATCATGTACAGAGCATTACTTGGCATGATTACCTTATCCGCCGCACAGGCAATAATTGTAGCAGCACTTGCGCATAAGCCATCAATATGTGCTGTTACTTTGCCAGTATAGGCTTTGATCATATTGTGGATAGCTTGTGCTGCGAACACGTCACCACCACCAGAGTTGATGCGCATTGTTAAGTCATTACCATTACAACTAGCCAAGTCACTTGCAAATTCACGTGGTGTAATTTCATCACCCCACCAAGAGGTATCAGAAATATCACCATACAAAATCAATTCAGATTGACCGGTACCATCTTGATTTACAAAATTCTTAACAGACCAAAATTTATTCATCCTCTTCACCTCCTTTCGCTTCAGATTTAGAGCCAACGGAAGGATTTACCGCATCAGCTAGCCCCATGCCATATTTCTCCATGAGTTGCTTTTCAAATGCAAGTTGTGCAATGTTTTCTTCAAGGTCTGTCCCTGTCATTTCAGCCGCTTCACGTTCGCGAGTGGAAACTCCATTCTCAATGCGAAGGGTACTACCATTCATATCCTTAACAGGGTCAAGGATGGACATCGTTGGTCCGAACCAATCGGCATTGCACCATGCTTTTCGAATTAATGGATCATCAAAGAAACCAGGCGCTTCAATTCGGCCGTTCGCTACTGCTTCCATTAACCATATCTCATAGATTGGTTGGCAGAAGTCACGAGCGAACCACTTTCGCCGTATTTTATATTCTTCCCAAGCCTGTAACATTGCTGCACGGCTTGCAGAATACGAAGAGTTAAAGTTCTTCATCAATACTTCGTAAGGCTGGTTAAGTGCAGCACCTACTTGTTTGATGAGTTGGGTACTAAATACTTCAAAAGTAGATTGAGCATTGGAAGCATCAACACTTTTTACATCCACACCTTTAGGTAAGGCATTTAATGTGCCAGGTCCTAAATTGTATTCTGATACATCGACTACTGGTTCCGTTGGATCATCAACACCATTATCGGCCAACATATCATTTAATGAACCTGAATTAGTCACGGCTTCCGTAAAGAATAACGCAAAATACGATTTAATAATAGCCGATGTAAGCTCTGCATTTGTATATCGATACACTTGCTTTAGCGTTTCAATAACTGGAGCCAAATAAGGAACTCCTCTATACTGCTCTGGTCTAGTATCATTACTAATTTGCAGTACATTCGGAATGCTTGTACGCTTGCCGTATGCTTCAACCCTTGCCCATGTCGTTAACATGCTTGTAATTGGTTCGCCAGGTACTTGATTAGATACCCAGTAGGCTACAATAGCACCGTCAGTATCGATTTCTACACCATTCAATATGCGGTTCCCATTATCTGGGTTAAGCGCTTCAACGCCAGTTGGGTCGCCTGTAACATATGTGGAATCAGTAAGCGGATTACTTACACGATTACCTTCAATTAATTGAAGGCGCAACGTATACGGCATATCTGGTGTTGTCGGCTTACGTCTAAATACCGCAAAACTATCACCATCTGTGAGATATCCTTGATATGCTATGCTTTGCATGTCATATAAATTGTTTTTACGGTAGATATCACAGTCTTTTGATTCGGCCCATAAATCAAACTCAGCACGAACCTTACGAGCCCATGCTCTAGCCTCCTCTGCACTGATTCCCAAGATTTGAAACTTAGGTCTAGGGAACACGTTGAGGCCTGCGCCAACTGTATGAGTAGTGCTTGTGTTGATTGCAGCCGTGCCAACTGGTGTATTGATAGCTAAATCTGCGGATCTATCACGCAAAGTCGATAAATTCGCACCAATATCCGCCTTATAGCCCAATTTTCTAGGGTTATATCCCTTCAATGATTTGTTATTGTGAGAAGCTCCGCCCTCACTATATCCGCTATTTTTAGCCCTCGGAGTGCCTATTTTAGCGCTAAACTTATTGTTTTTTCTCGCCATTTTAGCCTCCTAATCTCTAAAAACTACCCGTTTCGACCTGTTTCCACGACCATTATCGGTATCCATACCGGGTAATTTGGCGCCTCTTGCCACTAAATCATCAATCATTTTTCTTACTTCAGCCAAATTTGCCCTTGTAAGAGTACGATTTCCGATTGTATAGCTTTGCCCGGTCAATATTGCCTCCTCAGCTTTGACGTACCATTCTAATCGCACGTCAATTAGCCTTGGCTTTCTTGAATAACTAGTTGCCATACATCCTCCTAAATATCTGCCGCTTTACTAGCTCTACGAACACGATTCCGCATTGGTTTCTTCCGTGGAGCAGTTACTGTTGTAGCGGAATAGCCTCCACCTTTAACTACTTCCGCCAATCTATCCCAATCGGGGTGGATTGAGTTCATACATGCTAGGTTATAGACTCGTAAGTCCAATGGTTCATTACGAACCCCTGCAGTAGGTTCCCATATTTCATGGATAACGCCCTTACGTTTTACTTTCTTCTTGTGTTCCGAAATGATCCCTTTGAAATACAACTCGTCATACCCTCTAGTTCCTAGGAATTCTTCATCCAAAGGGAAATGAAAGTACTTAGCGCCAGGTTCATCGATGGCCAATCGGTTCATTACCTGTTGTTTCCCATCGTCTACACCTAGCATGACAAGTGGAATCTTGCTTCCAGATGCTTTACCAATCTTATAATTTAACGGTATGCCAGGTGTTCCGGCCGTACCTTTGATGGCAAATCGTTGCTTGCTGAAGTTCTTTTCACAGTATTCGTATACTTTTGACGTGTAGTGACCGCCAGAATCAATAAAAGCACGAGCGACTTTAAGGCCTGTGCCGTTCTTAAATCGGTATACTTTATCAAGCACCGCATCAAGTGCATCCCATGTTGCTTTATTATCAGGTTCCCCAAGGATAACGCCTTTACATATTCCCCAACATTCTTCACCATACCCCCAACCGGTGATTTCATACTCTAACCGGTTGTCTTGAGTATCGACGGCGCCAGTTAGCAGTAATACACCATCCGGAAGGTCTGCACCATATTTCTCACGGCGCCTAATGAATTGTTGATAGTCTTCGAATGCACCTTGTTGCGCATATGATTCACCAAAACGAGTATTCATAACTACTTTTTCACGTGTAGGGTCGCCTTTTGCCTCTAGCCATTCCCTCATTATGTCATTCCATGTGAGCCACGGAGACGTGAATCCATTCACAAAAAAACTACGTATGCCATTATGCAACGCAGCTGGGTTTTTCGATATGTACTTTTGAGGGACTTTCCGCATTTCGTCTTCAGAGAATGTAGATCCGCAATCTGGACACCGCCATTTCACATCACTAACTACTACAATCTTCCGGCCTTTAGCGTCCTTATGTTCCTCTGTCTCACATTCCATCTCAGTATGTCGTATCAAATGATACTCACCACAATTAGGACACTCATGTTGCCACTCTTCTTGCGTACCTGTTTGATACTCTACATCGATTCGTGAGCTACCTTCATTAGTTGGCGTGGAGAATAGCCCCATAACTCTATTCCAGAATGTTGTCATACGTTTGGCAGCAAGGTCTACTGGGTCACCTTCTGTACCGGCACTATCTGGGAAACGGTCTACTTCGTCCGCAAGTAGCACACGCACAGGACGTGATGCCAATCCTGCCGGACTGTTCGCCCCACACATAATAAGACGGCCACCAGGGAATAACTTAGATAAGATTGTGTTCTTACCATCTCTTGTTTTGGCACCGTCTTCAGATTTCGTTTCATAGAATACCTGTGATAGTACTTTTGTATCACGGATCATTGGAGAAATACGAGATTTTGAATAATCTTGAGCCAATTCGATAGTCGGTTGAATCATCATCACCGCACATGGATCAAGATGAGCGTATCGCCCTAGGACATTATTCATGATATCTGATTTTCCCACTTGACTGGCGCTCTTAACCACTACACGATTAATACCAGGTTGCGTGAAAGCATCCATAATATCCTTTTGATATGGCGCTCTACTCGTTTTCCAACGCCCTGGTTCAGCAGAAAGGCCTTGTGATAGCATGCGATAATCGTCAGCCCATTGGCTAACACTGGTTTTTGGTAGTGGTTTTAGACCCATTTTAGAGACGTATTGCCACAATTCTTTTGCCGTTTTCATGCTATCACCTCCTTTTTTGCATTAAAAAAGCGCCTAATTTGGCGCTTTATCGTCGTCTAAATCATCGCTATCCATGAATAATGACGGCGTATATTCACTTAATTCTGATAATTTGTCCTCGATTTCTTGAGTTAACAGGTTATATGCTTCCTCTTTTGTTACATTCTGTAATTGTGGAGCCAGTTTTGTTGGCAATCCTAATAATTGTGTACGCAAATTCACAAGCATTTCTGTCATAACCTGTTCTACAGTATCTGCTGAGTACACTTCGCCGTTCATTTTGGCTAGCTTCAACTCAGCAATCTTGCGTTTCGCAC